CGGCCTCGGTCGGGGCCGCGAATTCGAGCGTGACCAGCGTGGCGTCGTCGTCGCCGGCGAGGCTGACCGGGCGCAGTCCGAGTACCGCCGGCACGGCCGCGCCCAGGAAGCCGACATGCCGCAGGCTCCAGACGCCGGGGACCGGGTTCTCGGGATGCGCGGGGGGCCAGAAGCTGGCCGAGAGTTTGGTGAAGCGGCGCTCGCGCACGGCGGCGGCCAGATCGACGGCGATGTCGCGCGCTCGGGCCTCCAGATCCTCGCCCGAGGCCGTGAGTCCGGCGACCCAGCCATAGGCGGGGGCTTTGTCCTGGGGATGGCCGACGACGAGCGGGGCTTCGTGGCGCGCGGGGTCGTAGGCGTCGGCGGTGGCGGCGAGATCGGCGGCGGTCAGGGTGACTGACTCGCCGGACATGGCCGTGTAGGTGCCGGCGCGGAAGATGTGGAGGATGGGCTGTGACATGGCGCCCAGCTTGGACTGGGCGCGTGGGGTTGGCGACTAATCGGCTTTGGCGGTTAGGTCGCGCGCCCCAGATAGTCGAGCATGATCGCGCGAATCCGCACGCGATCCTGATCCGACACCCCCAGATAGGGCCGCGCCGGGATGTCGCCCCACAGATGCGGAAACTGGGACTTGCGCCCGCCGAACTGCTGCATGGCGCCGTAGACCAGGTTGGTACCGACCGACACCCCGCGTCCGCCGCCGAAGCGATGCGACCCGAGCGAAAACCCGCCGGTCAACTGGTAGCGCAGGCTGTCGTTCAGCGCGCCGCTGTCGGTCAGGATCTTCTTGCCCGTCCCGCCGCGCCGACGCAGATAGCTGGCGATGGTCGCCGGACTGTTGGGCGCCCAGCGCCGACCGCTCGGATCGGTCTCGGTGCTGAAGCGCTGCTTGGTGCTGGCGAGCAGCGTCTCGCCGATCTCGCCGAGCATGTCGTCGGGCGAGCGCAGATAGTCGCCCAGGCGCCGGAAATAGTGCTGCACGGCGCCCACGGCCCCCGCGCGCCGCTGGCCATTGCGCAGCTCGCTGAGCGTGAGATCGAAGCGGGCGCCGGCCATGACTCAGCCCCGCCGTGCCGGACGCGCCGGCGGCGTGGACTGACGCACGCAGCCGACCTGGCCAGGGTGGGCGCCGCGCGCGCAGTAGGGCGCGATCTGGGGGCGACTGACGAGCTGGGGACAGGCGTAGCACGGGTCCATGGAGCGCGGTGGATCGGTATTCTGGGGCGTCATCGGCGGTCTCAGCGGATCAGATCGAGCAGGGTTTGAGCGAAGGCGCGCAGCGAGCGCCAGGTCGCCCCGGCAGTGCGCCCAAGGATGTCTGTGAGCCAGGAGCGCGCGATCGTCGGCGGCAGCGTGGCGGCCTTGCGCTCCAGCAGGGCGCGCGACTCATCGAGCAGGCTCGCCCCAGGGGCATAGTCCCAGCCGCGATCGGGCTTGAAATCGTCCGGAGCGCGACCGACCTGGAGCCCCTCGCGGCGCATCTGGGCCTCGGACAGGCTTTCCACAAAACACCGACAGCCGAATCCGTTCGGGGGATAGGCCGTCTGCCAGAAGGGGTGATCCGCCGGCAGCACCAGCCCATCGAGGGCCACATGGTGCTCGCGCGGATAACGCACGGTATCGTTGTGGCGATAGCGCCAGTAGGGGCGCTTGGCCTTCAACTCCTGGAGCTGGGCATAGCGCCCGGCGGCATGGGAGGTTCGCAGGTTGGTCTCGTAGATGACGCGCGCCCGCCACGCCCGACCGGCCTCGGTGCCTTCGCCCGTCCAGCCGGTCCAGCCGTGCTTGGCGACGATCGATTCGAAGTCGGCGCGAAACTGCTGGATCGAGACGCCCTGCTCAATGGCGCGGGTGACGGCGGCATTGAGATCAGCCAGCAGATCAGCGGAGGTCGCCCCCGCGACAACGAACGCCCGATCGTGCGCCGCGCCCAGCAGATCGTCCCAGCGTTGCGTCGGGAGGTTCAGCTTCTGCCGGAAGAACGCGACCTGCTCGGCGAAGGACAGACTGCCATAGCTGGCCATCAGTCGCGCTCGCGCTCACGAAAGTAGCGCCGCTCGGCGTGCTCGGCCTGCTTGCCGGCGTTGTAGGCCGAGATCGGACGGTGATAGCCCATGACGCGGGTCCAGACCTCGCAGCGGGTGCGCTCCTGCTCGGTCAGCCCTGGGGTGTAGCTGACGCAGCCGGCGCAGTCCTCGGGGAAGCGGTGTCCCAGATGACAGCGCGGTTCAGCGTCCTCGACCAGATGACCGCAGGGCGCGGCCAGACGATGACGGATATCAGTCACGGGCTTCCTCCTGCACGCTGTCCCGTCCGGCCAGATCCACGGCCGCGAAGGCCATGGCCAGCAACTCGGTGAGATCCGTGCGCTGCAACTCGGGATACAGGGTCAGTAACCGCCCTTGAAAGGCCGCCAAATCGGTCGCCTCGTCCAGCTCGCGACGCACGCGCGCCAGCATGGCATCGATCTCGGGCGCGGCCTCGCGCTCCAGACGCGCGATCTGCGGGGCGATGGGGTCCGGCGGGTCGGCGGGCGGAAGCGGTGCGGCCAGATTGGTGGCGCCCGCGCGCGTCTCGTCATCCGCGCCGGTCGTCGCCGGTCCATCGCCGTCGAGCGGACCGCGTCCGGCATGAGGCGTCACGGCCTCCCACTCCCCGCCATAGGTGGCGACGATCTGCGCCAGCGTCGGCCGATAGCCCAGATCGAAGATGTGGCGGTCGCGCTCGGCCCTCTCGTTCAGGTCTTCGTCGCCCTCGGTGCGCCGCCAGATCATGGGCACGGCCGCCCCAGGGACGCTCCACTCCGTGACCCAGCGCACCCAGCTCAGGTTGGCGCTGGCGCACAGCACGTCGGCGTCCGCCGTCACCAGATCATCGCGTGCCTGGGCGGCCCCGTCCTCGCCGCCGAGCCGTCCCGGCGTCGAATCCGTCGCGGCCGAGTGCCCCAGGATCACCTTGCTGATGGCCTGATCCCAGTAACTGGCGGCCGCCTGATAGTCCGCCGCGCCACTGCGACTGGCCGCCAGCAGCTCGGCCTTCATCCCCTCGGGCAGCGCCAGCGCCGCCTGACTGCGAATGGCCGCCAGCGACGCCAGCAACTTGGCGCGCTCGTCCTCACTGGCGCCGGGCGGGAAATAGCCCAGCGCGGTCGGGCTGGCATATTTGTCGAGCGCGATCAGCCACAGCTTGGCCACGCCGCGCTTGAACTGCACCGGCCAGTAACACCAGTGCGCCAGCCCCATGCCATAGGGGTCGTCATGATGGGTCGCGCCGGTCTGATAGACCCAGAACTTGCGCGCCGGCAGCGTCTCGCCGAGCGGATTGGTCGCCGTCAGCAGCACCAGGGCGCCATCGGGCCGGTAGGCGAAGCGGCGCGCATCGCGCACGCGGATGGCCTCGGGGACGATCTGCGTCCCGTCGCGCATCCACAGACACTCGCCCACGGCCTGGCCGAAGAACACCCCGTAGTGCATCTTGTCGGTGATGTCGTCCCACGGCAGCGCATTGAGCAGCCGCTCGACGAGATCGGCCGCCTTCTTGTCGGCGCGGCGCGGACCGCCGGGGATGACCTCCCACTCGGTGGCCACCACGGCATTGCGTCGCTGCTGGAGCGCGCTCATGACCTGGAAATCGTCATGGATCGTGACGTAGGTATCGAGTCGCAGACCGCCGTCGCGACTGGCCAGCGCATCCTGATCCGGCAGTAGCGGCAGCCCGTCGACGATGCCGCGCGTGATGTCGCGCCCCATCGTCACCGGGGCCAGCTCGTCCATGACCGGCTTCTCGGGCTTGGCGGCGAAATCAGCGGTGGGCGCGCGCCATAGATGCTTGAGACGATCGAACATTACCAGGTCTCCAGGCCGCTGGGGACCGTGCCCCAGCCGATGGCGGTGATCTCGGGATCGCTGGGCGTCAGGCCCAGCCGGGCCGGCTCGCGCGCGCCGCTGACGGCGATGTGCGCCAGATCCGGCGGGTCGATGTCGGCGGCCGCGTCTGCGAGCAGGCCGGCGATGACCGAGTCGCCGTGGCGCTCGCCCCGGCTGTCGGTTTTGCCGTCGGGCACACGCGGCACGCCGCGCACGAGCCGCACCGAACGGTGATCCTCCAGCACGTCGTCGTGACGGATGAGCGTGGTGGTGCGGTCCTCGATCCCCGCCTTGTAGCGCGGGAAGCGCTCCCGATACCAGGACTCGGTCGGCATGATCTGGGCGATCAGGGCGCGCCCGAACTCGTCGGCGGTTTCCTCGGCGAGCTGCTGGCCGTTGCCGCGCGCGTCCATAGCGGCTCCGGAGAAGCGCGGCAGACGACGCAGACAGTGCCACCACACTTGACGCTGCTGAGCGAAGGGGGTGTTGCGCAGCTCGATCACGGCGCGCCAGGTGCGATGGAGGTTGGCGCCGATCTCCAGCAGCACGATATCGGTCATGTCGCCCGAGCGGGCGAAGTCCATGCCGGCGACGTGGCGTCGGGCCGCATCCAGGCTGGCGAGGACCGGCTCGACCTGATCGCGCAGCCAGTCAGCCATCTCCATACGGCGCATCGGTTCGGGCAGGGCGTTGAAACGCGCGTCGCCATCGAAGCGGATCAATGGGCCGGACGCCTCGGGCGGGGGCATGACGCTCTCGACCAGGGCGCGCGGCAGATAGGCCCCGCCGCCCATGGCCGGGATGCAGAACAGCTCTTCGTCGTGATTGGGGCGATAGCGTCGGATCAGTTGCTCGCGCCAGTCGGCCTCGGCCTCGGCGCTCCAGGGGCGGCGCGTGACCTGGCAGATGCGCTGATACAGCCCGTCGGCGAGTGCATCATCTAATGTTGTACGATGGAGCGAATAATCGTAGCGTCCGGCCAGGCAGTCCTGGATCAGGACATTGAAGGGGTTGTCGGTGCCGTTGTGGGTGCTCATGATGCGCACGTCACCGCCCCACATAGTGATAGCCATGGCCGCCTTCAGCAGCTCTTCGAGTTCGTCGATGAACCCAGCTTCATCGATCACAACCCGGTCGCCGGGGCGGCCCTTGGAGCGCAGGTTGCGCGGGTTGTTGCTGAACGTCTGAATGTGGTGCCCGCTGGCGAACTGGATGTCGAACACATGCACGTCCTTGTCGTCGTCGCGCTTGAACACCGATTCGCCGATGTGCTCCAGCGCTGAGTTGAAGCGCTTGGCCCAGGTGGCGCAGTCCTGGACGAACGTCTCGGTCATGTCCTTGTTGTAGGAGATGTAATAGGTGGAGCCGCCACCCTCGCCGGCGGCGGCGTGCAGCACGTCGTCGGCCGCTTCGGCGTAGCTGGCGCCGATGCGGCGCGACTTCTCCCACACTTTGACCTGGGCCGGGTCGGACGACCAGCGGATCTGGTAGGGCAGCAGGATCGATTTCGGGTGACTCATCGCCCCCTCCGGCTGATCCAGCGACACGCGACACCCAGACCCCGTTTAATTCTTCCTGAAACCCGTTTAAAAACTCCTGACAGGGCGAAGGTGGTAGTCGCGTGGCGGCCATGGGTCGCGAAACGCTCAGGCGGGCGTACAGCGCCTCGCGCCTCCGGGGCGGTCATTTCCCAGGCGCGCAGCTCGCAATCGGCGCAGACACCCGCCGCGCGCTCGTGGTCCAGGAGCAGCAGACCGCATTCACGGCAGCGCGGCCCGTCGGTGAGGGACAGCCCGATCACAGCCCCTCCATGATCGCCGCGCGCAGGGCGGCGATCCCTTCGGGCGAGACCCCGCCACGACTGGCGGCGACCTCGACGCGATCGGCGGCTTCGGCGGCGAGCTGGCGACGCACGTCGGCGGCGTGCTTGGAGTGCTGGATGGTGACGCGCCCGAGATCGGATATGCCGTTACTGATCTTCGTTAAGCGCCGGATCATATCGTCATGGTTATACTCATCATCCTCTTCGACGCTGCGTATATCCACGAGAATGCGCAAAAAAGAATCCATGGCCAGGCGCGAGGCGGCGCCCACCAAAGCGGCAGCATCATCCGGACTGGCCTGGCCAGATGCGCTCGCCATCGCTGTTGAGCGATACACATCGCCCATCTGGGCTTCGTATTTATCCTTGAAATCCTTGGCGTGGCGCCCCATTGCCCCATGCGAGATCCGGTAGCCCTTCTCGGCGAGCCAGGCGCGCAGATCATCGTAGTCGCTGAAGCCGTTCTGGATCAGGCGTGCGTTGAGCTCGATGCGCACGTCCTCGGGCAGCTTCTCAACGCTCTTGCGCTTGGGCATCAGCGGCGCTCTCCGGGCCGGGGACGCGCGATACCCGGCACTCGCGCCGCGCCGGTGGCGACATCTTCACCACGCAGCGTCAGGGTGGCGATATGGATCATCTTTCCGGCTGAGAGAATGATCAGCCCCTGCTCGTCGAGCCATGCCAGGTGCCCGCGCATCTGATCGGCGCTGACCCGATGCCCGAACTCCGTTAGACCCTCGCGCAACAGATGCTCATGGGCGGTGTAGTCGGTCTCGGACTGCAAGCGCTGGAGGATGAGCAGGCGCTGGTCTTCGCGCACGCGCTCGGCGAACTCAGTCATGTCAGGATCGGCCCCGTCCGGATTGATCGAGCAGTTGCTCGATGATCAGTTGCAGATTGCGCTCGATGCCGTCGAGCCGCCCGTCCACCTTCGCGACAAGCTCGGACGAGCGGTCGATGCGGGCATGGATGCGCTTGATGTCGTCCTGGCCGGGCAGGTGGCGCACCGACGCCTCGACCTCAGCGATGCGCCGCATGTGCTCAGCGCACTGCGTCGAATCGGGCACCGAACGCTGGGCGGCCTCCAGGCGTATCAGCCGCGCTTCGCCCTGGTCTATGCGCTCATCGAGATCACCCGACAGGCGCGAGATCGCATCGCGATTGACCTGACTCTGACGAGTCAGCCAAACGAAGAAGGCGACCAGACCGGTCAACGCGAACTGGCCGATGTCGACCCACAACTTCCATGCATCCAGACTCATCACGCAGGATCTCCTCAAAAGGGACAGCGCACGCCCCAACGCAGGGCGGCCAGATCAATCGCCGAAAAAGGGTCCGCCCTGGCTCGACCAAAACTCATCGCCGCCGCTCGCCGGATCGCCGGAGCCGCTGCGTGCGGCAGGCCGGTAACGGTTGGCCGGCAACTCGCGCAGCCGCTCAGCGTCCAGGTCAGCACCAGAGCCACCAGCCACAGCTTCAGAAGCACGGCGCCAGCGGATTGGACGCGCGGCCTTGACGCGCCCCCACCAGGCGAGCGCGGCGCCGACGAGCGAGAGCAGCGTCGTGACGGCATCGACAGTCGCACTGACATCGATATCGACCTCCGGCCAAATGATTCGCACGATCTGAGAGACGGCCACCACCGCCGCACCGATCAGCGTGCGGCTGTGCCAGGGGAGCTTGGGATCTGGAACGGCATCCGGGACAGCCTCGGCCGGGACGAGCGGCCGCAGACGCTGATACGCCTCCCAGGCGCGTTGCGTCTGCGGCCCCCAGCGGCCGTCGACAGCGACGTGAAAGCCGGCATCGCGCATCAGGCGCTGCATTTCGCGGGCGGCTGGGTGTTTGTGATCAGTCATGGCTTCTCCAGATCAATCGGCGTCTGCCCATCCAGTGTTTGAATGCGTCCCTCGAACAGCAGCGGCGGCACCCATCGCGACTCTTTATCGTCAACGGGCACGAATTCGTTGGCCCGCTCAGGCGGCCAGACGCTCCAGATGAAATGCGGCCAGGCCCCGAACGCCAGCGTGTGCAGGACGGCGTAGGCGCCGGCGATCGGATACATCAGCATTCGCGCCGCCCAGCGAATGGGGCGCGGGATTCTCCCGGCCAGCCTTGAATAGCGACTTCTGCGAAAGCAGAGCCACATCGCCTCGCATCGCGCGTATTGGCGCCAGGCCACTAGATAGCAGTTCGATTTCATCGCGCCGCCACCAGGGCGCGGGCCGCGCGCCGGGTCGCCTCGTTGCGGGCCGCCCAGCCACGCCCGAAGGTGCGCCAGGTCGAGCGATCCTGGTAATAGGCCAGGCGCATGGCGGCATAGGCATCGACCAGAGCCAATGGCTCGCGCGCGCGTGCCGCACCCAGCGTGATCGGGCCGAGCCGCCCGTCGGCCGTGACACGCAACGCCTTCTGGAGCAACCAGATCGCGTTGCGCGGCCCGGCGTTGACCGCCATGTCGGCCACGCTGACATCGATCCCGATCGGCAGCTCGTCGCCGCGCACGGCGTGCCAGTAGTGCTGGGTATAGATCTCGGCGGCCTGGGGCCAGGTCAGTCGGCGCAGGTCGGCGCAGGTTCCGCCGGGGCGGATGTGGCGCCGGAAGGTATGAATGGTGATGCCCAGGTTGGTGCAACCGCCCGGATCGTGCGGGTGGTCGACATATCCGCCTTCGTGCCGGCGGATCAGGGCCAGTGCTGTGGGGAGTGAGGATCGCATGGCGGCAGGATGCGCCTGGCCGCCGAGGGGATCGACTAACGGGCTTTTGCGGTGATTAGGACGGCCAGCCGGCCTGGATCTCGCCCTCATCCGGGATCAGCGATGACCGGATCACCTCGGCCAGCTCGGCCTCGCGGTCGAAACAGCTCTGAACATGCGCCAACA